AAAGGTTGTGGACAGGAACCCAATACTTTCCGGTGGATTCCATACACATATCAAAGCAGTTATTATCAATTAACCACTGCTTGAATTGAAGAATGGAATTGTTAAAAGTTGAAAATCTCTTTTTTTGAGTAATGTGGTGTAATACCCTTTGAAGTAATAATTGTAGCAACGAGAAAAGTTTTGTGAACATCGACGCCACAACAAATAGGATAGACAATTTTCATTGGTATAGCCTCCTTTTCATAATTTGTGAGGAAGAAGACATTGACTGAATCATCACACATTTAACAAAGAGCTAAAACAATGATTAGTGTGCGGTCTATTAGACCACTTATTTGTGCTTGAAAGATGATTCTTACACTGGTTATTATACTGTGAAGAAATCTACGACTCACCTCGCCGTGCTTTGTAGTATATCTTCTCCTCAGTTGTATTATTGCCAAGTGGTGGAAATCGCAACACCATTTTTCATTACTATTTGTGTCGGCAGCGGCGAAATGGAGGGTATTATGAAAAATATAAAGAAGAAATTTGAAAATGAAACTAAGACTAGAATAAACATAAAGGTTCTTATAGTTCTGCAAATGGATGAAAATGATTTCGAAATATTATATATCGAATGAAGAAGGATATGAATACGTAAATCAACATAAGGATACTAGCAATAGCTATTTAAATAATGATTTTCATAGCTTATGTAAAATAATATATGGAACCAAAAGTTCTTGTGCTATTATGATAGAAAGAGCATATATTGATGCTCCATCAAGTAGCGAACAATTCTCAGGAAATGTTTATATTTATTATGGTAAAGATACTAAATATAAAAATATATACAAAACTATTGAAAATAGAATTAGTGAAGATTATAAAGAACTATTTTTAATTTTAGCCAAGTGCAGTGATGATATGGGCTGTTTTTCTATGTTTAGAGAAAATATTAATAAGGTAACTTTAGATAGAAGAATATTTTGTGTTGTAAATGAATTTAATTTTTATAGAGGACAATTGTTAGGAGAAGAGAATAAAATTAATGATCTTAATTTAGTTGATTCAATAAAAATGAATATATCCAAAAAATGGGAATATAAAGTGATAAAATTATTGTAACGGAACAGTTTAATGATATTGATAAAAATACATTAAAAACTTTGAATACAAATGGTGATTTTATTAATTTATTAAAATTAGAAAGTGAAAGTATTGGAAATGTTATAAAAATCAAGCCTTTAAATCAAGAAAGAATAATAAGCATTTCATTAAATCAAGAAAGAATGAGTGTACAAGCTTTGATGGGAATGCTCTATGATAGATATAATGGGTATTTAGTTAATTTATGGAATGAAATAATTGAAGATGAGGAAAGTAATTGAAAACAGCTTATATAAAGCTTTAGAATGTGAAAAAAATATAACTATTGATGATTTACATAGTATTTTTAAAGAAATATTTAGGAGGATGAGTGATAACATAGTCAGGTACGAAGTTTATCTTCAATAAAATTTTATAAACATTAAATAAAGTGAAAAATTATCATATAAAGCAAATATTAACCTCTAAGTTAAAAGTAGAAATATTGTATAAAGAAACTTCAGCGATAGCAAAAGAGCTAATACTGAAGTTTTTTTATAGAGTATTATAAAGAACATATAATTTAAACATAATTATATAAAACAATTAAGATTATGCCTTAAGTTTAAGAACTGTATCAAGATTTTGAAATACAGATTGATCATAATCTTGATGTACAGAGACTTCAAGCACGTCATATAGTAAAATAAATGATATTTGGCTTAAACAGTGGGTTTTAGAAGGGTATAGGATAAAAAAATAGCTTTGACTACGGAATACATCTCTATTTATATGGAGGTGTATTTTTTGTTGTTAAAAGATTTACTAGATGAATTTGTATTGGAATTGGAAATTCAAAATTATAGTCCCAATACAATAAGAACTTACAAAAGTAAAAATTTAAATTTTATAAACTACTTAGAAAATAAATTTCAAATAACGAATTTAGAAGATGTTAAAACGGTAAATATTAAAACTTATATTGTAGGTCTAAAGCAAAGTAAGAGAAAAGCAACTTATATTAATTCAGTCATCAAGACGCTTCAAGCATTTTTTAAATATGCAAAGGGAGAAAATCTAATTAAAGATAATCCGATATCTGATGTTAAATTATTAAAACAGAATAAGCCAATTATTAATGTATTTACAGAAGAAGAGGTTAATCGAATGCTAAATACTTATAAGGGCAACCGATTCTTACCTATTAGAGATAAAGCAATTTTATGCATCCTCATAGATACAGGTGTACGATGCTCGGAATTATTAAATCTCAAACTAGCTGATATGATAGATAATCATATGACTATAAGAGAGCCTAAGAGTAGAAAGGATAGAATTGTTGCATTTAGCCCTTATACAAAAAAATTTATTGCAAGATATATACGCTGTAGAGAAAGTTATTTTATTAATAAGACATTAGATACAGATTCGTATTTATTTCTATCTTATAGGTGCAAGAGGTTAACTGTAGAAGCTATAGAAAGAATAGTTAAGACAGCAGGTAAGAAAGCTAATATAAATGAGACTGTTCGTTGTAGTCCTCATACGCTAAGACATTATTTTTCAATTCAAAGTTTGAAAAATAATTTAGACATTTATTCTTTGAGTAGAATTTTAGGTCATAAGAATACAAATATTACCAGAGTGTATTTAGAGAATCTTAAGGATGAAGAAATAGTTGAAATGAGTTTAAAGACTAGTCCGTTAGCTAATAAGAATTTAAGGAAGTAGGTGTAGCAATGATAAATGTAGTAATATCAGATTCTAAAGAGACTATAGCAAGGCAATAAAGGTATTACAAGGCTTAATTGAGAATGATAATCCAAAAGGTAAACAAAATTACACGCTGAAGCTTTAGAACAGCTAGAAAAGGCATATGAAGCAATTTAGAACAACAAAAAAAGTAGCTACTAACTGGAATTAGTAGCTACTCTAAAACAATAATTGAATATAGTTTTAATATTTCTTATACCTTCCATTAAAAAAAGGTACTTAATCACTGTAAATTAAGTCTACCACAAAAATTTTAAAAATGGAAGTGGTATGATTTATTAAAGTTACCCTTTTTTACAAATATATAACAAGAGGGGACTTAAAAGTAAGATGGAAGCTGACACCATCTATAAAAAACATAGGGTTTAATGTAGCCAAAGCAAGAGAAATACATTCGGTCGTAATTATATTGTTACCTTGTAATTACGTGACGTCAGACCTTACGTGAAATTCTCCAAAGGTTGTTAAGGCTAAGGGATATAATATCCTATGTCAAAGAGGAGTGGAAAGTGGAAATCTTTTAATTAAGTGCTACATAGAGCAGTTGAAAAGCTGGACAAGTCGGTTTATAAAGAGAAGGCTTGTTTTGATATGTATTTAATGTTGAGATACATTAAGAATTAGGTAATGTGATGCCGAGACCATAGGTTAATGTGGCAGGGTTTATACTCGATAATATCAGAATTGTACTTATAAAATTATTGGGTTAATTTTTTTATTTTGATTATTTTATAAGTGCAATTATTTCTATTTTAGGGAGACCTCGATAATACCTTGGCAATAACCATAGTCAAGTAGTTTAATCAAAATAACTAGTAAATACTTAAACTAAATACAAAGAAAGAAGTTGATAATATGAAAACTGGAGTTAATACAAGCACAATAATAAATATAAGGAAAAAGAGAAGAGAATATATGAAGAAAGCTAATGCAACTTGTAGTAAATGTAAATGGTTAGAGTTTGGATATTATTGCAGTAAGAAGAAAAGAAGTGCCACTATAGGAAATGGAAAGCTTAAATGTTACTGTAAGGATTATATTCTGAAATAAAAAGGACAACTTGCTATGGTGTAGCAAGCTATCCTGAATACTGGTTAATTTATTATTTGGGGAAATAATAATGTTTAACTACTTTATGTTTTTATTATATGATTATAGTATGTCAGTGCTGTGGCAAATTTATTAACTTAATCTTAAAAAAATATAAACAATTTATAGGTTAGGGAGCAGTATAAAAACTCTCTAGCTTATTTTGGCTTCATACGATAAATTAAAAAGAATATTAAAAATACTCAAATATCTTGGAAATGGGTCTATATATAACAATATTAATAGATAATATCACTAAAAATATTAGTTAAGACATGAAATTTACAAATTAAGGAAACTTATATATTAGTTCGAATTTATATAAAGTGAGTGTTTTCAATGGTTTTAGCCAATGTGCTAAAAATAATTAATAAATTAAAAAGAATACTGTTGAATTTACATGTATATATGTGTTATGATTTAAGATTACGAAAAAAACATTGACGAATTCAATTAGATGTAGTAAAATTGTGTCTAAACATGACGAATGATAAAACATTTAGGAGGTACATTATAACTGATAATTTTACTGGCTAATATATTTGTGAAAGGTGATGGGATATATGGAAAGCGTTGTAATAGGACGAATAGAAGATAAAATAGAAAAATATGTAAATAACAGTGACAATACCAAGGAAAAGGGAACTTTATTTTGTAAGTGGATATTAAAATATTTATTTGAACAATCAGACAGTGAAATTGGCGATATGTGCGAAATAGATGGGAAAAGTGATAACTCTATTGATGCATTTTTTGAAGAAGATAAAATATTTAGAATAATACAGACCAAATATAATACGTCCCATAATTGGGCAGGAGTGGCTAAATTTATTGCAGATATGAAACGTATTATAGAATTTTCTAATAAGTATGTTGGAGATAATAATTTAGTTCCAGAAGTATGCAATAAGATTGAGCAATATTTAGAAGAAGATAAACATATAGAAATATATTATATTACTAATTCCAATTTCACTAAAGAAGAGAGAGAGAAGATAGAATTTGAACTAGATAAATTTGGAAGAGAGTTTGATTGCAAATTTAATAAAGTTACTTTACATATTTTAGATATAGAAGGAATAAAAGATTTTATAGATATGTCATTAGATATCATACCTAAAAAATATAGAAATGCAACTTCTAAGTTGATATTAAAAAACTATTTTATAAGTAATATTACATATGTAGCTGAAGTAGAATTGAGGGATTTTGCTGAATTTGTAATGAAAAATAAAGAATATTTATTTTATTCAAATATAAGAAACTATTTAAAAAGTACACCTGTTAATAAAGGAATAGTAAAAACATTTAAAGAAAAGCCAAAAGATTTTTGGTATTTTAACAATGGAATTACAATTGTTTGTGATGACTTCAAACCAGAATCGGAGAAAGTATTAGAAATTTTTATGCCTCAAATAGTAAATGGATGTCAAACTGCCAATACTATACTTAATGAATACAGAAAAATAAGCACGAATCAAAAAAAGCAGAAACAAGGGACTATTTTAGTTAAAATAATAAAGGATAAAAATAAAAAAGATGAAATTACACAGTATACTAATAGACAAAATTCTGTTTCGGGTAAGGATTTTTTTGCATTAGATATTTTTCAAAAGAAAATGGTAAAAGAATTTGAGAATCTAGGTTATTTTTATGAAATACAAAATAAGTCTAGTATTGCTAGAAAGGTTTCTGAAATGGAAAAATACAAAGGTATGAATGAATTTAGGTATTTATTTTCACATAAATTTAATAATATACTTCAAGTAAAATTAGTAGTCCAAGCATTCGCATCGGCAATGTATTTTATGCCAGGAACAGCAACTAGTCGATCAGGAGAACTTATGGTATATGGTGAGAAATGGTCTAAAATTTTTAATGACAAAACACCAGAAAAACCTTTGAATTGGCTATATCCATTTGCGGTAATGACTTATGCTAAAAATAATTTAGAATATAATAATAAAAGTAGTGTTCTCTATAAGAAATATAGTTTAATGTTCTATGTAGCTTGCTATTTCAGATGTTTAGTTCACATATTTAAAGAAATTGAGTTAATAGGGAGAAGCGAAAATATTAATCCGTTAGAAATAGAAATTGAAAACTATACAAAAATTTTTAAGAATAGTGATGTTAATAAAGAAATATTAAATTTTGTAGATGGAGTTATAAAGAGGTTTATGAGGGATAAATCAATTACAGAAGCTATTAAAAAGAAATATGATAATCTAGATATAGCTAATTTTATGAAATCTGAAGTAGAAACAAATGAAACAATTAGAACTACACTAGACGAATTTATAATAGAAGAGCTACATGATAATAGAGAATTATTATCTACTATTAAAAAAATATACTAAGTATAAATTTTAAACTTAAAGGATTACCTAACAATAGAATGGTAGTCCTTTTTCTATGCAAAAAAATAAGAGTGCCATTTCTAGCACCCCTAAATTATTCTTCTTTCTTTATCCATTTAATATCGTAACCAATTATTTCAGCTATTTGTAAAACTTCAGAATGTTTCAAACTAGCTTTTCTAATTTTATTACTTAAATTCTGTACAGAAGAATCAGTGCCATTTATTCTATTCAATTCAGTATTTAAATCGGTAATACTCCAACCGCTGCTTACAATATAAGCTTTAATCTCTTCTTTAAGTCCCATTTGTTTTCACCTCTAACTAAATTATACTATTAGATTAACAATTAATCAAATGAATTTAATATTAAATCAATAAGTTTAAAAAAAGTATTGACATTTTAAACCTTATGATTTAATATTAAATCATAAGGTAAATCAAACCAAGCAATCAACAAAACCTTATAAAAATATAAAGTATAAAAGGATGGGATGATATTATGGAAACAATATTAAACAATCAATTATCAAATGAAGGATTATTTATGAATTATCAAAGACCAAGTCAAACACAAAAGGAAATTCAATGGTTAGATCTAACATGTTTTATACTTGATACAGCCATACATAACGAGGAAGATATGGGATTCATGCTTTATAAGGACTTAAAAGAAGCAGATTTTGAGAGTGCATATTTTGCATCGGGAGAAGATGCATGGGGTGCTTTTGAACAATTAGTTGGAATTGACATGGATATTATAGAAGAAAAATTTGAATGTGTAGTTGCTTGGGAAGATAACGACAACACATGTATTGCTAAAATAGCTGGAGCTGAGTATGCAATTTTGAGGATGTAAAAGTAAAATGAGTTATAGATTTGGTTTAAAAACAAAAATATCCTAACACAAGAATTAAATAACATTTTATAAATTATTTTGGATTTTATGTGAAATTATTGTTGACATTAAGAAATTTATGTATTATGATAAGAACATAAATTGAGTTGCTGCTTTTTAGAGTAACAAGGTTTTACATAAAGGAAATTTAATTAATAATCAACATTATATGTTTATAAAAATTAATATGTATAACTCAAATACTAGTTATAGGTGTATTGCGTTTTAAATGCTTTATACTATTATGTCATAGCTAGGAGTCTATACAGATATAAACAATAAGTGTTATTAAATTTATCTATATGTAGAATATTGTTGTTGTAAAAAGTAGCAACTTTTTTGTTGCTCAAAATATGGGGGAGAATAAAATTTATCAAAGAGGATAATTTTTATAAAAAAAGTACTTGACTGAGTATTGAAAAAGTATTATATTTATATTAAGGAAATTTCAATACTGAGTAAAGGAAAAGTGAAGAAGATGATGGGACTTGAATATATAGTTAATTTGTATAATAAACAATTTAAAGATGTAGCTGAAGAACTTGGGATAAGTAAACAAGTAATCAATGGTTGGATTAAAGGTAGATATAATATATCTAAAAAACACTTACCTAAACTATCCAAAATGTTTAATTTGCCAGAGCAATATTTTCAAAGACAACTCTCAGAATTAGAGAAATTAGATATTCAAAAAATAAAAATTTATAATGAAAGAACTGAATATGAGCATGAGGATACATTTACTGATCCAGATACAGGAGAAGAAATAATAATTACCGATACACGTATAGATGAATCGGATATGTTTAATGATTCTTATATAAATTATAAAAAAGATATAATAAAATTAACAAATGAAATTAAGGAAGTAATAAACAATAAGTTTAATGATGATGCAGTTGAATCAAATCAACTTCCATATTCAGCATTGGCAGAAGCAAGTGGTATATTAAATTTATATGAAAAATTTACAAAAATAATCAAACATGGAGGTATTTTTGAAAACATATTAAATGATGTATTGAATGGAATGATAAATTATCAGCATCACTTTATTGGAAAACCAAAGAATGAAAATAGATTTACTAAGAAAGTAACTAAATTAATAGATCAAGAACAAAATGGACAAATAGAAGAAGCTAAGCTGTGGATAGCGGATGATGAAACAGACGATTTACTTTAAATTGTAGAGTAATCAACTTGAAAGGAAGTGGTTAAATTGAATGGAATTAAAAAAGTAGCAAAAGAATGTACATAAAGATATTCCCGTATCTTTAATATAGTACAAACTCTAACTACTCAATAATATGTATGTAATTTATGTATAAACTAATTTTAACACAAAACAAAATTTAAAGAAAGAATTTAGGAGGAATAAATTAATGGAAAATATAGAAAACAACTTATATGGATTAGTAGAAGTTATAAAGCCTAGAGGTGGCTCTTATACAGCACTAGAAAAAATGAATAATTTAGAAGAAGATGATGTGGAAAACGAAGATTATAACCCAGACTGGGACTATTTAATACAAGATGAATGGGGTAATACTGGAGATCAATTAGCCTGTAGCATAATAGATAGCAACTTAGAATTAGAGCAAATAGGAAGTAGATGTTTTGAACGTCTTAGTACAGAAATAAAGGTTTATATTTGTAACGATAAATATTTAGTTGATTATGTTTCTTGTCAACAAGGAAGTTATTCTTGTGCAGAATGGATAACAGATAATATGGAGGAAAATGATTTTACAGAAGCAATAAAAGAAATTATTAAAGAATATGAAGAAGAGAAAATAATAAATGAAAGAGGAGATAAAATAATGGGAAAAGTAAATACTAAATTAATAAAAGGAAAATTTACACTAGACGAGGTTAATGAAATATTAAATTGTAAGAATGGAATAATGATTGATGAAAATTCATTTACAAGACCATTTTTTATAAGTGGTTATGAGGATTATGTTCAATGGGACATGGGAAGTATAGAAACTTTAGAAAAAATGAAATCTTTAACTAATGAAGAATTTGAACAATTAGCTGAAGCAATTAAATATCTAATGGAAAATGATTTAAATGAAGTTTGGGAATTATTTGGACTTTAATAATTAGGACAAGCAACAAAAAATAATAATTAATGAAAGAGGTTAAAAATTATGAGAAAATGTAAAACAGTTTTTAAAAGATATTGGAAGGACACAGAAAGAGTCGGTCATGTAGATGGAGAATACTTTAGTGAATGGCTTGATAGTTTAGTATTACCAGTAGTTGTGAATGGAGAAGTTAAAACACCCGAACAATTTAGGAAAGAGGTTTTTATTGAAGATTTCCTATATGTTACTAATGCTAGTTGCAATCACAATGATAATACTTTTCTAATCAAAGACAATCTAGGAAGAGAATGGTATGTACAAGCCCCCGAAATGTTAGATAAGACAGTAGAATTAATTGATATGCCCGAATACATCGAATTACCCAATGAATTAGAAGAAGATGAAATGCCGTTATAGTGAACAGTACAAGCAATCAAAATAATATTAAATATTAAATGAATGAAAGAAGGAATTATAAATGAAATTAAATATTGAAAAAAGCTTAGAATTAAAGAAACAATTTAGAACTAAAGTAGGAAACTGTTACAGAAATGCAGTTAATCTATATTTAGATAAAAAGATATCAGAAGAATATGTAATTGGCTATTGCTCTACTAATAATGGAAAGCACTTCTTTAGACATGCGTGGAATGTATTAGATGGTAAAATTATTGATTCTACATTAAAGGATTTAACAGAAAATATTATTTATGAGCCAATACATGTGTTGAATCGTGATAATTTTCATGTAGCTATGATGAGTACTTCTGGGCCAGCAATGCTTGAATTAGATTCAGAAGCTGAATGGGCAGTACAGGAAAAATTGAGAGAAGAATATGGAACTATACCTTTTTATAACTAAATGAAATGGGTGCACGATGTGTACCCAACCCAAAATAAATAAATTATCAGGAGGAGAATAGAAAATGAATAAAGATAGGATAAATATGCTAATTGCAGAAATAACAAAAAATATTACATGGGAAAAAGCCTTTAACTCCTTAGAGGATAAATTATTAACCAAATCATTAGATAGTCTTGTAGAGCATGTAAACTTCAAAGAAAGAGAACTAGACAAACCGGCAGTAGATATATTTAATCTTCAAGAGCACGTTGATGATGCTTTTGATTTGGAGTTGTTTGAATTAGTAGAAAAATTACCAGTTTGGCAAAATGAATACTTAGAAGCATCTAAAATATTTAGTGAAGCATTAGATAAAATAAAAGAAAATGCTAGTGAAACTTGTAAAGCTATAAAGACTTATAAAGACGAATTTGACAATGAATTACGGCTCTATACAAGTACATCCGATAATATTAATTTCAATACATTATATGCACGAGTTTGCTTATCAGATAAAAGATTAGAAGCTATTGTTAAAGCCTTAAAGGTTAATAAGATTGAAATTCAAGAAGAGTATAACCTTTTGTGCGAAGATTTATTAATACTTAGTAGATTTGCAGTAAGAAAATATGATAGACACAATGCAAAGATGGATGAATTAAGAAAGCAATTAAAGAAACAGGAGAAAGAAAAATATAAAAAGATATTTCATTATAAAGATTTAGTGAAATTAGCTATTAAACAAGGATTTGAATGGGTTAGAACAAGTGGTGATCATTTAATCTATAGAAATAAAAATCAAGATATAGCGATAATACCCGCTCATGTAAGTATGAAATATGGGACTATGATGAGTGTTCAAAAAATGATATTTACTAATTAATACCACTTAAAATATACATTTAGATTGGGTTATTTCAATACTAGGATTTCCCAATCTAAAGGCAAGGAAAGTTAAAGTCTAAGAAGGAAGGACTGATGAATATTAATGAAAGGTGAATATTATTTAACGGATTATATTTTAAAAGAAAATATTAAGATATCAAAAGGGTTTATAAATTTGTTTAATGCTCCAGCAGGAAGTGGAAAAACAAATTTTATATTTGCAGAGAATGGACTAATATATGATACTACAAAATTTATAAATTATGAAGGGTGTCATCCATATGCAAATAGAAAAATACCTAGAAAATATAATTTAAGCTTTAATTTAGATAAAATTTTATACATTTGTGATACTAGAATGCTTAAGGAAAAAGTATTAAGTAAATATAGTAGTATCACAAAAGGCTTTGATAAGAACTTTTTTAAAGATGCTAGAGATGATGATATTGTAAAAAAGGTTCTTGAGAAAAAAGGAAAAATAGCAGTCATTACATATGCTCAGTTCGGTTGGATTATGGGCAAAAAAGTATTGAGAAATTTAATATATGACCAATTCGATTTAGTGATAATGGATGAATTTCATAACCTTTTTGATTATGCTAATAAATTTGATACTGAAGAAAAAACAACATACGGAAATATAATAAATAATTTAGGAGTCTTAGCACTAAACAATCTATTAGTTTGTTTAACAGCTACTCCATATTATGCAAATAAAGGGATAGTAGGACAGAGCGATTTAAAAGAAGAATTATTTAACGTTATTTTAAATGATGAGCAAATTAAGAAAATAAGGCAATATGAAGAGACATGGAATAAGAAAGAAGTCTATCCAATTAACGATATAAAGTGGATGTGTATAGATGGAAAAATAGATAAAATAAAAAACCGTAAATGGAAAGTTCTTATTTATACAACACAAATAAAGACTTGCAATAAATATAAAGAAATGCTAACTAATGCAGGTTATAAGGTAGAAGCTTTATGGACTCAAAGCAAAATGGATGATAGTCAAAAAGATTTGAAACAGTATTTAATAGAAAAAGAAGTATACCCAGATTATTTAGACGTGTTAATAATTAACAAAGCATACGATACTGGATGGGATTTAAAAGATGACCGAGTCCAATATGTAATTATAGATAGTTATAATATCACGATTCAAACACAAGTAAGAAATAGATGCAGGCATGATATTGAAATGTTAACAACTAAATTATATGACGAGATTGAACATTACTGGAATGAAAAAGGACAAGAATGTTATGTTGAACATCACGAAACTTCACTTGTTTTTTCGTTAAATGAAGAATATTTAAATGCAAAACTAAATAATACAGTAAAGAAATTCTTGGTGGATAAATATGGGTCTGTAAATAATAAAGGTAGTTGCAATTGGAAAACTTTTAAAATTGACTTGAACAATAATGGATATATTACAAAAACATCAAATCATGGAACTTATATTTACAAAAAAGATGATGTAGAAATAATTGATGAAAAAGTTGAGGTGAACAAAATGAACTATGGTGAATTATTAATTGACTGGATAGAAAATCAATGGGATAAATCCAGAATAACTATTAATGATATAAAAGATATTTTAGACATAGGAACAAAAACATTTAATGATTTGATAAAAAGTAAAACAATAGCTGATTATTTAAAAGAAAATCGTTACACAATATGCGTTCCTAAAGGCACTAAAACAAAATATCTAAGAAAATATTAGACCTTTTTATTGTTCTTAGAATAGTCATACCAATGGATATAAGGATTTATCTATATCAGAAGTGAGCAAAAGTGAAAAACAATATAGTATATAGGTTTTGATAAAATCTCACTTAGTATATAGTTAAATGTACTCTAGACCAGTAATACCAATGCTTTGAAGGGTGCAAAAGGTCTGAAAAATCTAAATAAAGTCATCATAGCCGTTTTTCTTTTGCCCTAGTGGTTTCTTTTGTCGGCTAGGCTATTGGAATGGTTGGTTGAGGTTTACCGAAACCCCATTGCTATAGGTTGGTAGAAACAAAAGAAAAGAACGTAAATAGAGTTGATATAAGTAGTTTAGGTGGATATGAGTCTTGTAGCTATCGCTACGCTTTCTTCCCTACGGTCAGAACAATACAAATTAAATTATGAAAAAGGAAGGATTGATTATATTATGAATAAACAAGTAAAAATGTATTGTGTAAAATTAGGATTAGTTAGAAATGATGAAGAAAAAGAATTAGGTAATAAAAGAAATAAACTTAAACAAAGAAAATATAAATTTAGGGAAAGATATTCAAATGCAATAAAAAAAGGATTAAAAACAGAAAACTGGACTGAAGAATGTAGTGAAATATTTAAAGAGAGAATAAAAAATAGTAAATATTATTCACAAATTGAAAAAGACTTGAGGCAAGTTAAAAAAGATATCCATGATTTGTATGTAAAAAATAAAGATTTAGATAGAAGTGTTAAATCTGAGAATATAAGAACAAAAGATATAATTGCCATAGGTGATAATAACTTAGTTAGGACATTAGGACTTGGATTAGGTACTTTTACAGATAAAATTATAACTGTTAAAGTTGGTGATATGGATGATTTGATAATTAAAAAAATAATAAAAGATGGGTTGAAAGTTGATGATAAATCTTATATCTTTTTCACTGCTGGAGCAGGACAAACTAGGCAAAAGAAGTTCATGATGATTTTAAAGGATGTTTGGGATATATGTGAAAAAGCGTTAATGTGTGGTTTAAGTATTAAAGAACTTAATAAAAAAGGTTCATTAAATATTTCGAAGTTCCTTGCTTATTTAAGTTTAAATAATAGTGGATCAACTATATGGGGTGATGGATTTGATATAGATAAATGTATTGTGGTGGATGATTTTGAAACAATGGTAAGTGCGACAGTAGATTATATTAGTAGAGAAACTAATAAAGTAGAAAAAACAATAGAGTTTGAAAGAAATGGTAAAAAAGTAACACAAAAAAGAAAATCTGATGTTGCTGAATGGAATATAATTAAAGGTAAAACAATGGATGTACCAGTACCACATTTTGATGGATTAGGTATCATGTTGCCAACATTAAGCAAAAAGAATATACAAGTTCGTTGCCCGTGGATAAAGGGGTTACTAACACCATTTAATTTTACTAAGTATATTGAAGAAAAAGGTTATAGCACAAAAGTTACTGATATTTATGATAATGAATGGGATCTTATAGAAGATGATGTTCAGATAATTTTTACAAAGTCACAATTTAAGCTATGGAGCTTTTATAAAGATTGGGAGGATTATAAAAATAATTTTAAAGAATATAATTGCACAGCTAATATTTGTATGCAGGATGAAGACGAATATAAAGATATGGATATAAATTATCAAATGCTTCAACAATTAGTTAATATGTCAGATAAACAAATTGAAATTCTTTGTAAGGACTTTAAAGAGTTGATTAAAAAAGTACATAGTGACAGAAAATCTCAATTAGAGTTCTTAAAGGCAACAAATAAAAATGAACATAGAAATAATTTTCAAGAAGCTTTGAGAATATACCCAGAAATGCTTACAAGTGCTTATGTAAAAGATAAAATTTCTAAAACAATCACTAAAGCTAAAAAAGAAGCATGTAGCGGTAAAATAAGAATAAAAAATAGTAGAAGAGTTTTTATTCTTAGTGATCCAACAGCATTTGCAGATTGGTTGTTTGGTGGTATCGAAGTACCAGAAGGCTATTTAAAAGATAATGAGGTTTACTGTAATTTATATAAAAAAGAGACTAAATTAGACATTTTAAGAAGTCCAAGCTTATCATTTGAACATGTTATAAGAACTAATGTGAGAGCAACTAAAGGTGAATATAAATGGTTTAATACAAATGGAATTTATACAAGCACACATGATGTAATTTCTAAGGTATTAAATTTTGATGTCGATGGAGATGAAGCACTCATTTTGGTAACAGATTGGATAATTGCTTTAGCTGAAGAAATGATTAAAAAATATGATATTCACCCTATATATTTTGAAATGGATAAAGCAGGAGCAAAAGAAATAAATGGCGATAATATTGTAGAAAGTTTATTGTTCGTTTACCATAAGGCAAATATAGGTAAGGTTAGTAACACATTGACTAGAATTTGGAATAATGAAAATCCAATGCAATATTATGATATTATGCAAAAATTATGTGCACATAATAATGATGTAATAGATTCGGCAAAAACATTATCAATAAAAAAATTACCGAGTGATATAAAGGAAATTATTAAAAATGATAAATATCCTTATTTCTTTCAATATGCAAAAAATAAAAAAGAATTACAATGTAAACAAATAAGTAATAGTGTAATGGATAGACTTTGCAAAAGTATAGAAAATATTAAAAATACAAAATTTGATTATTCACAAGGTTTTGGAGCATTTAGAATGAAAACATTGATGTTTAATCAATATAATATTGATATTAATAAAGATGCAATAACTAAATATTTAGAATTAGAAGAAGATACAACTGATAAAATTGATGAATACGCAAGAGAATTTGAAAATGAAGATGAAGAAGACATGAAGAAAACAGACTTTAAAGGAATGTTTTATGAGACAGCAAGGAAAGATTTTGAACAATGGGCAGAGAATAATAATATAGAAATACTAGATGTGATTGATAGCATAATAAAATATACCTATAAAACAAATAGCTTGCATATGGCTTTTTTATGGAATGTTTTTGGACAAGAAATAATTAATAATATCAATATTAATATAAAGAAACCTTTAGATGATGGTTATATGATATGTGAAGACTGTGGTAAGAGAGTAAAAAGAGAAGCAAATAATCAGCTAAGATGTAAAAAATGTGCTAGTAAAAAGAGTCATAAAAAATTAGAAAGGGATTCTGAAAAATCGTCTAAGATGGCTTGAATAAAGGCTTGAGAGGTTATATGAAGAAAAAAATATTTTTTATAAATATGCTGTAAATGGCTTGTACACTAAGCTGAGAGCATATTTACAAATTACTAAGATGGATAGAGGGAGACCTCGTAATAAATCAGTAAGGTTTTGAACTTACACAAGGGTAGGATGAATAATACTATCTTATCCTTAAATGTGTATTTTGAATTTACTTATTTTTTATCAGATATAAATTATTATTTCTATATCAAACTAATTATATCATACTTTTTTATATAAGCAATATGTTTTGTGAAAATAATGCAAATAAATTTATAGATAGGCAGTATATCTGCTGATTCCTTTTTATAATTTATTTTAATTTATTTGGTGGATGGATAGTTGAGTATTCAATTGTCTGTCTATCCATAGGTTTATTTGCAATCTGCATGATGATGTGCAGTGATTCCTTTGTACGGATTTACTTCATTAAAAATTATTATTATATGGTTATGCTACCAAGAAGGCAGAAGGAGAAGATTATGAGTAAATTATCAAATAAGGAAATTAAGGAACTATTGAAGAACATCGAAGTACAATTAAATGTACATGAACCTTGGGATGAAGAATTTTGGATTTACAAATTAGAATTATCTAAAGGTGAAATTACTTGCAAAATTTATGATGATAAATGGTTAGAGTATGTAATTAAAATTGAAGCAGCCGAAGATGTAATTAATATTTTAAAAGGGTTTATCTCATATTTATACAACAATGAAATAAATCACAGGCAATCATTTATTAAAGGATCTGATGCTTTTAATAGAAGGAAAATAAAATCACTAGCAACATGGAGTAGTCGAGAAAATGAAGCTAAATGTAAAGATATTCAAGACGAAATGGTTGCAAGATTTAATATTGCTAAAAAAGTAAAATCAGAATTAGAAAGATATAAAAGATGGGTTTCAGATTTTTATGGGGTTTTAAATATATTAGTCCCATTTTACAAATCTGCGGAAATACATCAAGCTATATGGAAGAATTTAAAAGAGTTTAATATTGAAGATGTTGGTGTTACATATGTAAATGATACAGTTCATATTACTATTTTTGACAATGAAAAAGAAGAAATAAAGGACAGTTTTAAAATAATAGTAGATTCTTATAGTAATACTGGAATGACAGTTAATAATGCAATACAACAAATTAGAAAGATGGTGGCTTAATTATGTGTAATAAAGAAATGATAAATAAAATGGTTCGTGGAGAATTAACATGCACGGAAGCATATGAATTGGAAAATAGATTGTATACTCGTAGTGAGAAACAGATAATTGAAGATTTGAAGGAATTACCATTTGAAAGTCTTTTAAATACAAGAGATTGTATAGAAAGTGGAATAGAGAATAATCCAGAATTGGACAAAGAAGAAGTTAGAAAAAGTCTAAGATATTTAGAAACTGCAATTTCAGAGAGAGTTGATGAAATGATTAGTGCAGAAAAACAAGTAAAAGAAATATTATGTACTTAAATAATTAATGAGCAAAGCACCTAACCTTGGTCGGATGGGGTGCTTTTTATTTTTTAGAATAGTTTTTCTTATAATAATCTATTATACTAGCCATTCCGAAAGGTACGAGTCCAATAGGTAGAATAGCATCTTTGAAGTTATTTGAAAATATATTATAAAGTGCAAAGCCAGCATCTATGATTGTAACTACGATTAGTATTTTAAAAGCTATATTTTGTATTTTTGATGACTTCATTTTGTACCTCCAAGAAAAGAATAATAATACTAATTTTAACATTCATATAGAAAAAAATCTATTATTTAATTATATATTGTAATGGGTTCTCCAGCCCAAATTTTAGGTATATAGAGCCACTTAGTTAATTCTAGGTGGTTTTATTATATCCAAAATATTTTGGAGAGCTGATTAGAGTATATAAGACAAAATTATATACCTAAAATAATTAAAAATGGAGGTGTTGCTATAATGAGCAATACAGTATTAAAAATTTTAAAAGGACAAACTTTAGGCAGTAGAGAAGTGGCTGAAATGATGGGAAAGGAACACAAATCAGTATTAAGAATGATTGATGGTTCAGCAGATGGAAAGGATGTAGGAATAAAGCCAACTTTGGAAAGAGCGAATTTCGTGCTATCTAAATATTTCATTGAATCTACTTACAAATCAGGTACTAGAGAATATAAATGTTATTTAGTCACTAAAATGGGTTGTGAATTACTAGGAAATAAATTACAAGGTGAAAGAGGTATTTTATTTTCAGCTAAGTATGTTGAAAAATTCAATGAATTGGAAAGTACTATCGCACAAGTAGATAGAACTGTTAAAACTAAAGGCAAATTAAGTGAATCTGACTGGAATAAAATACAAAATAAATCAATTTATCTAACAGAAGAAATCCATGATAGAAAATCATTAAGAAAATATATAAGGAATTATGATCCGATGAAACTCGACGAATGTATAGATACTATAGCAGAAATGACAATTAAAATGAAAGGGTCTATAAAACATGAGTTGTTGGATGTAGCAATAAAAGAACTGAAAACTATAGATGATGGACTTATGAAAGATACTATCAAAAATACTTTTATAAAGGACACAGCAACGGAAGGTATTATTATACTTCAAGATGTTAAGATTGGGAAATTCAAGAAAAGAATAAAAGCTTTAGAACAAGCAATGTAAGGTACATAGGGATATAAAATATTTTTCTTGGCAGTTGATATTTTATATCCATCTTCATATTAATTATAACAAAAAGCAAGTGGTTTGTATATAGAAATTTAGAAAAAATCAAAATAAATATTAAGTGGATAACCGACTAAACAGGTTATTGTAAAAGAAGGGAACAACAATGAATAAAAACAAAATTACAGGAATTTATATGATTAAATGCACTCAAACAAAGAGATTCAGAATCGGTGGAGCAACAGATATAATGAAAAGATTTTCAAATTACAAAAGCAGGTTATCTTCAGGATTAGGGAATGAAAGAATGGTTGAAGATGTTGTGAATTATGGTTTGGATAGCTTTGAATTTATTGTATTAGAAGAGTGTTCTGTGGAAGATTTATTCAAATTAGAATCTAAGTATATGAATTTATATAGCGATTGTCTAAAAGATGGATATAACAGTAATAGAGTTAGAAAAAGAGAGAAATTTATTAGGAATTTAGATGAACAAAGAGAGTATAAGGAAAAGAGAAGTAAGATAACTTCAGGAGAACTTAATGGACATTGTACAGTCTTGGATCAAGAAAAAGCTAATGAAATTTTATGGTTAAAGCTTAACACTAAAATGAAATATAAAGATATAGCTGAATTGTATGGTACTACTGGAAATATGGTTAGTAGAATTATGAAAGATAGATGGATGCAAAGTATCCCAGTAATGCCTGTTAATTTTATTGAAAGTGAGGTAATGTAATGATAATTAAAGAAAAATTAGCTAAGCATTTAAATATTGTAACTTTAGGATGTTGGACAGGAGTATTTTTATCAGTTATTTTCCAAGATTTAAATGCTAATGCTCTAAGGGAAATAGCAGTTGGATCGTGTTTTGTAGTTATAATTGATTTAATTTTCGATATGTTAGAAAATAGAGATAAAAGAATTAGAAGAAAAGTAACGTTGGAATATGTTGTTAATGAAACTGATGATAAGCAAGGTGAAGAGTGATGGGAAAGTACAATAATAAGAAAACATACATAGGTGATTTGAAGTTTGATAGTAAATTAGAAGCAGATTATCATACATATTTACAAGATAATAAAGAAGAATTAGGTATTTGTAAGATTGAATTACAAGTACCTTTTCTATTAACTGATACAATTCATTATCATGATAAAACATATAGGAAGTCTCAATATAAAGCAGATTTTGTTATTACATATAATAATGGATTGATTGAAGTTATAGATACAAAAGGATTTGAAACTACTGTATTTATTCTAAAAAGAAAAATATTACTGGATAAATATAAGGATATTAATTTTTGGTGTATAAAGAAAGTTAAGGGTCAATGGATTAAATATTAATTACAGTATTAAAATGGAGCACTATACTAAAGATAATAAAAATGTTATAATATTCAAGTAATTATATTATTGGGAGGTGAGATTTATGATAGATCATAAGCAAATCGATTTAGATAATGATATGCCAGATTTGAGAGAGATATTAGAAGACCATGATTTACTTAGATATAGATATTTTATCACGATAGGAGACATAAGAGATCGTGATGTAAAATATTATAAGATAGAAGATGAAGAAGTTGAAAAACAATATTCAGAAACATGTGAAGATATGTCTAGACATATGCAAAATGCAGAAATAAAAATATTAACCAATGGTAAGATTATATTAACGTATAAATATGAAGGGCATAAACCTTATGAATGCCAGTATGAAAATAATAGAGATTGGATAATTAAAGATACTAATTTTAACTTATGGTTAGAGAAAAGAATAATTGAAGTTATTAATAAAAGGAATAATTACTATTTAGATTAAAATTAAGAACTCTATTGATTTAGGGTTCTTTTATTATGATAATTTGTAGAATTATGGTATAATTGCCAATGGGGTGATTATATTAATGGTATTAGGTATAATAATAGTTGTTACAATGTTTTTATTAATAGCAATTATAATAGTAATGAATAAATTTATAGATAAAATTTCTGAAAAATTTTTCAAGAATATTTTTTGGAATTATATTATTAAAAATTTGACCAAGCAAGGGATTACAAATTTAGAAGAAGACATTAATGAAGAAGCAATAATAAGTAGAGTTAGAATATATTATAAAAATCATTATAATTATGAAAATTTGAATTTAATATTGATGAAATTAGAAAACCAAAAATTAGATAGAATTAAATTTATGATGTCAAATTTTCATGCATTATTAGTAGGTTTGTTAGTAGGCGTTGTTGGATGCTTATCAAGTTTATCAAAAATAGATACGAACACGATAGGGTGTGTAGGTTTTATTCTATTGGTGTTAATTGGATCGGGAACATTTAAGGATTTGTTGTCAGAAGGTGAAAATAGTAGATTAGATATAGCGATTAATATACATAAAAGTGTAATTAGAGAGCAACTAAAGAAAATAGAAGAAGATAAAAAACAGCAAGAAAAAGAAGACGTAATTAAAACGGATTTAAAAGAAATACGAGAACATGTATTAGGCGCTAAAAGAGAAACCGAAACCTTAAGAAGAATTTTTGAAACGAAAGCAAATATGTGAAATTAATTAAGAGCAGTTGAAATATACTGCTCTTTTATTATGCAAAAAATTAGGTGATGAATAGTAATGGCATTAATGAAGACCTGTAGCAGATGTCACATGAAGATACCATATGATAGTCAGTGTGAATGCATGGTACAAGCAAAGAGAGATAGTTATAAGGACTATAAGAAGAGAAGGAAAGATAAGGATAGGCAGAAGTTATATAGTAGCAATGCTTGGATTCGGTTGAGGGATATGATATATAGGTCTTGTTATGGAATGTGTGTAGTATGTTTGATAAAGGATAATGAAATAGTAAATGCAACAGCGTGTCATCATATAGAAGATACTGAAAGTAATACAAGTCGTTGGCTAGATGAAAGTAATCTTCTTGGAGTATGTCAATCATGTCACATGAAGATACATAAGCAATATGATAAAGATAATAAGAGTAAGAAAGCAATGCAAGATATATTGTTTGGATTACTTAAGAAGTTTGATAAAGAATATGGTGAGAGTTCGGAAGATGAACAATAAAAGACTCGGGGGAGGGGCAATAAGAAAAAATAGAAACACAGAAAGTCCTTGGTTTTCTCCTACTTCAAAAAATCGCCATTTTCAGATAATTTGCAGTTAGTTACAAAATTTTACAGAAAGGTAGGTGATAAAAAATGCCAAATATAAAACCAAGTGCATTACAAAATGGACATAAAAGTAATGAAGAAAAAGAAGCAAGAAAACATCAAGAGGAATTGTTGAAAGGTAATACAGAAATAACAATAAAGCCACCAAAAGAATTATCAACGAATGGTAAAAAAATATATAAGAACATAATTTCTTTATTACCTACTGGATTTTTAAATGGTGGAGATACATTTGTTGTTACAATCGTTGCAGAATCATTAGACCGTATGCAAACCTGTCAAGTGAAATTGAATGATAATGGTCTATTTACAGAAGCAGGAGAAGAAAATAATGCAGTAAAAACTTATGATAAGTATTCAAAAATATTTGAAAAGTTTTCTGGAAAATTGGGACTTTCGCCAAAAGATCGTGCATCTTTAGCAGTATTAAATTTAAATCAAGCAGAGGAGTCAAACGATGCAGTATTAAAACTTTTGCGTGGTGATAGTCAATGATTCTATTAGAGAAGGCACTTAAATATGCTAACGATGTAATAAATGGTGACCAAATAACTACAAAAGAAGTTGTGCAACAATGCACTATTTTCTTGGATGATTACAACAATAATCAACATTATAAAGATTTTGAATATTATTTTGACGAAAAGAAATTAAAAGTAATAAATGATTTATTGAAACTACTACATTTCGCAACTGGCTTTGTAGCTGGTAAACAAGTGTTGGAAAACTTAGCTGATTTTCAATGCTTTTTTGTTGCAAATATTTTCGGGTGGAGATTTAAAGATAAGCCTTATAAGTTTAGATATAACGACAATACACTTTTTATAGCCAGAAAGAATTCTAAGACAGCATTAATAGGAATTGTATTTATATTACTATTACTTACAGAGCAACAGTATTCAGAATTTTATAGTATATGTTTAACTAAAGAATTATCAGCAGAAATAAAGAAAAGTATGGGACAAATTATAGGAGCAAGTCCACTGATAAAGAAACATTTTAAAGTATCTACTACTAAAACAGGTAGTATTAAATGCTTAGCTACTGGAAGTTTCTTTGAACCTAGAACATCCGAAGCAGGAAAGAACAATTCTGTACGTCCTGCATGTTTTGTGTCTGATGAGCATGGTAATTTTAGTGAAAATAGTAACTTTAATGCTATGAAATCAGGAATGAAGAACATTTTGAATGGTTTAGTTTTTCGTACAACAACTGCTTATGCTATAAATAATTCAATTATGGAAGAAGACTTGGATTATATAAGGAAAGTTTTGGATGGAATCATTGATGATAAAAGACAATTTGCACTAATATATTATGCAAGTGAAGAAAATTTATGGAATGATACAGGAATATATCAAGCAAATCCTTTAAGAATAGAAGAAAATTATGAAACCATGAGAAAAGATAGAGAGATTGCTTTAGAAAAACCTTCTGCAAAAGAAGAATATTTAACAAAAACCATGAATGTATTTGTACAAGAAAATAAAGATGAAGCTTATATGGATATGAAACTTTGGAAAGATTGTGGTAGAGATACTATTGACTTTACAGGAAAAGAAGTTGTGGTTGCAGTCGATGGTTCAATAAGTCTTGACCTAACAAGTGTTTCAATAATGTTTAAAGAAGATGGAGAATACTTTGGAATGTCTCATGGATTCTTACCTAAAGGAAATATGGCAGAACGTAGGGAAAAGATTGATTATGAATTAATGAAAAAACAGGGATACTGTGACATTAATGAAGGCATGACCGTGAATTACACTAATTTAGAAAACTACATAAGAAATATTGAAAGTAAATATAAATGTAAAATAAAGTGTATAGTATCCGATCCTTACAATATGAAACAGACAATGGAGTCTCTTGGAAATGATTATGAAGTAGTATTATTAACACAGAGTTATACGAACTTAACAGTGGCAACAGGTGGCTTTAGAGATATGGTCTATAATAAAAAGTTCTATTATGAAAAGAATTCTTTATTAGATTGGAATGTTTCTAATGCAATTCTAAATTACGGAAAAGCAGGGGCGATAATGTTAGCTAAAGATAAAGCAATGAAAAATAAGAGACGGATAGATATGCTAGCCACCCTAATATTTTGCATGACAGAACTTTATATTGAAGAAGAAGAAACCAATTATTTAACAGAAGAATATTTGGATAAATTATATGGAGGAGGTCAAGATGGAAAAGGTTAAATTAAAATTAAATACAATAAAGCTATTTATAAACCTCAATATAGTAGAAATATTATTAATTGTAGGTTTATTTTTTATTGTAACAGCAACATTTATGATAAATACAATATTAGCTTTATATGTTATTGGAATTATTTTTGTAGCCTTAGCGATATTTCTAATAAAATATCCAAATAAAAATATGCGAAGGAGGTGAAATATTATAAATGGGATTTATTAAAAATAGAATAGATATTAAAAATGCAACTGCAATTAATACAAATATAGGTTTACAAGATGCACAACTATTAAAACTATTAGGAATTGAAGAAGGCAGTTTGACAGGCAAAGAAAGTATGGGAGAGATTACATATTATACTTGTTTAAAAGTTATTAGTGAAAGCGTAGCAAAACTTCCAATTGTTACTTATAAAACTAATAACGATAGTAAAGGTAAGGAAAAAATAAATGATAGCTATTTAAATTATATTTTGAATGTTGAGCCTAACCCATATATGACTGCATCAACCTTTTGGCAAGCAGTAGAATTAAATAGGTTACATTTTGGAAACTCTTATTTATATCAGGACTGTTATAAAGTAGGAAAAAATGCTGGTAAAGTAAAAAGCTTATGGATACTACCTTCAAATGAAGTTACTGTTTGGCAAGATGATGCTGGAATATTTGGACAAGATAATGCTATATGGTATATTTGGCAGGATACAAGAGGTAAAGGAAAGCAATACAAATTTAGTATGGGTGAGATATTGCATTTAAAATCTAGTACATCATTTGATGGTATTGTTGGAATTCCAGCAAGAGAAATATTAAAAACAAATTTAGAACAAGCACAATATGGAGCAAACTATTTAAAGAAACTTTATTCAAATAATCTTTTTGGAGATAAAATTCTGCTTCAATACACAGGTAATTTAGATACTAAAGCAGAAAAAGCTATAGCATCTAAAATCGAATCTTTTAGTACAGATAATACAACAAGTGGAAAATTTATTCCATTACCGATTGGCTTAACGGCTTCTAATTTGTCCAGTAAGCTTACAGACTCGGAATTTTCTGTATTAAATCAAACAAATAGTTTAAAAATATGTGCTTCACTTGGATTAAATCCAAATCACATTAATGATTATTCAAAATCTAGTTACTCTAATTCAATAAGTCAAAGTTTGGATTTCTTAACAAATACATTAAGTCCAATATTACTTTCATATAGCCAAGAAATGACTAGGAGATTATTAACTACAACAGAGAAAACTACAGGAATGACACTTGAACATGATACAAAGTCATTATTAAAGTTAGATCCAATTCAACAAACGGATGTATTACAAAAGCAATTGAATAATTTTTTACTAACTCCAAACGAGGGCAGAGAAATTTTAGGATATGAATATAGTAATGACCCGAAGGCAGACCAGCTATTGGGAAATGGTGCATCAATATTATTAAATCAAGTAGGTGACCAATATGGAAGTAATTCTAATATAACAGGAGATGGAGGTGATAACAATAATGGAAAATAAAAAGTTTTATGAATTTAAAAATAAAGCAGAAGACACCTTAGATATAATGGTTTATGGTGAAATAGTTAGTGGTGGAATAGATAGTAAATGGGATAGTACAGATGTATGTTTTCAAGATTTTAAAAACGCATTAGATAATTTAGGTAATGCGAAAACATTAAATATGTACATAAATTCTGTTGGTGGTAGTGTATTTACAACTCAAGGAATTGTAGCAATGTTACAAAGAGTAAAAGATAAAGGCGTTACTATAAACGCTTATTTGGATGGAACTTGTTGTTCATGTTCTTCATTTTTGCCGATGGTTGCTAATAACATATATGCTTATAATTCAAGTATTCTCATGGTGCATAAACCTATGAATATTGCTATGGGTAATGCTGACGATTTTCAAAGCCAAATTAATGTATTAGATAAAATTGAAGATTCTGTAATGATACCACTTTATATGTCTAAAGCTAAAGAAGGAACAACAGAACAACAAATTAAAGACTTATTAAGTGCAGAAACTTGGCTAAATGCTAAAGAAATGAGTGACTTATTTGATATTACTATATTAGAAGAATCTAAAGACTTAGTAGCTTGTTGGAGTGATAAGAATTTATTAAATAAATATAAAAATATTCCACAACAAATTAAAGATTTAGTACAAGTTAAAGAAATTGTTGAAGAACCAGTAGAAGATAAAACCGATAATGTAGAAATACAAAATAAAGAAGATCTAGAACTAGCAATAGCAAAATTAAGAATAAAATTACTATAAAGAACAGTTTGAAATGATATATAACTGTTCTTTTATTATGTCCAAAAATAAAGAAATAACAAAAATAAATACGAAAAGGTGGTTTTTCATATGAAAATATCAAACGAATTGAGACAAGAACTAGCACAATTAAAAGCAGAAGCAAAAGATTTAGCTATAAAAGATGGGGTTAAGGCTCTCGAAATTAATGCAAAAGCTGACGAAATTGATGTAATAGAAGCAAAAATTAGAATTCAAGACAAAGTTGAAGCTGAAGAATTAGCAGAAATTGAAAACAAAATTAAAAATTTAGGAGATAAGGGAGATGCAAAAGTGGAAGATAAAAATTTAGGATTAATAGTAGCAAAAGCAATTAAAGGAACAGCAACAGTAGATGAAATGACAGAAATTACAAACATGGTTGTTGAGGGAGATAGAACAAAAGGTGGAGTAGTAATTACACCTAATATCGCTACTAAAATTATAGAATATCAAGATTCTACAAGAAATTTTGATATTAGACCATATTTAAATGTAGAACCAGTAGGAACTTTAAAAGGAAGTAGACCAATTGCAGATAATATTCCACAAGCTAGTGGATTTGCTTCACTAGATGAAGGAACAGAGATACAAGCACTATATGAACCAACATTCACAGATATGTCTTATCAAGTAAGAAAATATGCAGGTTTTATTCCATTAACAAATGAACTTTTAGAAGATTCAGCAGAAAATATTTTAGGATTTATAACTAGATGGTTGGGTGAAAATGAATTAAATACATATGCGTATCAAGTATTTAATGGTACTGGAACTAAATCTGCTCAAGGTATTATGACAGAAGCTAATTCTACTGGATTACTAAAAGATAGTTTTGAAACAATTGAATCAGCACCAGCAATTAAGAAATTTAAGACTATATTTAATGTAGATTTAGAAAGTATTTCTAATGCAAACCTAGCAATATACACTAATGCCGATGGATATGATTATTTAGATGGACTTGCAGATTCTACAGGAAGATTTTATTTACAACCAGATGCAACTGTAAAAAGTGGATTCACATTTTTAGGAAGAGAAATTGTAAAAGTACCTAAGAAATTCCTTGCTAATGTAACAACTGGAACTGGTGCAAGTTTAGTGACTAAAGTACCTTTTATAATAGGTTCTCTAAAAGACCTTTATACTATGTTCGATAGAAAGCAAATGTCTATAGAATCTTCTAACTTAGCAGGAAATGCTTGGAAAACAGATACAACTGAGGTAAAAGGTATATTCCGATTTGATGGTAAATTCTTAAATACTAAAGCAGTAAAAGTATTAACAGCTAAATTAGCTTAGTAAAAAATATTATAAGGGTGATATATGATTTTAAATAGTTTTTTATTGCCCTTTTTAAGGAAAGGAATGGTGTAATTGATAGTAAGTTTAGTAGAAGCGAAAACATGGCTCAAGTGTGATTATGAAGATGAAGATTCAGAAATACAATTATTAGTAGATTCAGCAGAAGCTTATTTACAAAATGCTACAGGCAAGGTTTTTGATAACACAAATGCTTTAGCTAGGTTATATTGTAGGGTGCTGATTACTGATTGGTTTGAAAATCGTGAACTTATGGCAGATTCTAAAACATCTGATAAAGTTAGATTTACATTACAATCTATTATTCTTCAATTGCAGTATTCTACTGTATAGGTGATTATATGAGTATAAATATGAATGAAAGAATAATAATAAGTAAATATCTTGGAGAAATCCAAAATGATAATGGATTCGATGAAAAAACTTGGGATGATACTTATTATTCTTGTTGGTGTGCTTTTAGAGAAGTTATCGGTAAGGAATTTATATCTGCTAAAGCTGACAATTCTGAGAATATAGTTACATTTACAGTTAGATATTGCAATAAAACAAAAGCCTTATTAGTACCAGGAGCAACAAAAGATTATAAAATAATATTTAATAATGCTGATTATGATATTATATTTTCTTCTGATTATAACAATCTGCATAAATTCATTGATATAAAAGCAGAAGTAAAGGCTTAAAAGGTGATTATATGAGTAGTATAGAATTGAGTGGATTTGAAGAGCTAGAAACATTGTTACAAGACATGATATTAACTGAAGCTGAGGAAAAAAAGGCAGTAAAAAAATCTATAGATGTGATTGCCAAGGGAGTTGAAAGCAATACTCCTGTTGGTGAAACTGGAAGTACAAAAAAACAAATAAAAACTACTGTTAGCAAAGATGATTTTTCTATAACTGGAATAGTAAAAATGGGAGCATTTTATACTGGTTTTGAGGAATTTGGGACTAGTCAGCAAAAGCATCATGTTGGATTCGTGGAAAGGTCTGTAAATAGTTCTCAAAACGAAGCCCTAGAAGTATTAGCAAAAGAATTATTAAAATAGAGGTGGTGTGATGGTTAATATTAAGAAATTAATGAAAGATACTTTATCAGATAATGAAATATTGAATCTTACGGCAGATAAAAAAGTATATTTTCTACATGCCAATAGTCCTAAAACACCTTATATTGAGTATGAAATATTTGATGAGAATGGTGAAGAATGGGCAGAAAATAAAGAAATAGCAACTAATTATTATGTACAAGTAGATATATTTAACAAAGTAGACTATACAGATTTAGAAAATAAAATTAAAGAAAAAATGATAAACGCTGGCTTTAATAGAAGTAGTTCAGCAGATTTATATGAAAATGACACACAATTATTTCATAAGGCTATGCGTTTTTTTATTACATTATAAAATAAAAATGAAAGTGAGTGATAATATATGGCTATTATAGGCTTAGAAAAATTATATTATAGTAAAATTACAAAAGATGATGCAACAGGATTAACATTTGGTACTCCTATATATTTAGCAGGAGTAAAGGAAATTAAAGTTTCTCCTAAGGTTAATACTGAGAAACTTTATGCAGAAAATAAAATATGGGATCAATCTACAACTTTAGAGGATATAGAGGTAACAGTTAATGTTGCGGATTTAACTAATGCACAATCAGCAGATCTATTAGGACAAACAATAGCGGAAGAAGGTGGGATTTTTGCTTCTGATGATGATGAAGCACCTTACATCGCTCTATTGTATAAAGCAAATAAATCTAATGGGAAAGTAAGATACGGAATTATCTATAAAGGCAAGATGTCATTACCTGATGATGCTATGAAAGGAAAAGAAGGAAAAACTGATTACCAAACACCAGAAATGAAAGCAACTTTTCAGTCACTGATAAGCAATGGAATGTGGAAATATAACGTTGATTCAGACGATGCAGATTGTCCAACCGACATTGATACAGCCTTCTTTACTAGTGTTATTATACCTACTAAAAAGACTGTTACATCTTAAGATTAAATTAAACATAAAACTCTTAGCTGAATAATTATATTTGGTTGAGAGTTTTTATATTGAAAAATATGAATAGGAGTGGATAAAATGTTAGAGAAAATTAAAAAATTATTAATAAAGGAAAATGAATATAGCTTTAAGATGACTAATAAAACTATATTTAATATAGATAATAAATATGGAAACTATGGAACTATATTAGATGGAATAATGAATGGCAAGCAATTTTATACCAATGCACTTAAATTGTTAAGTTGTAGTTGTATAGAAAGAGAGTTTGATGTTGAGGAATTATTTGATTTATTAACTCCACAACAGTTAAATTGCGAAATAGCAGGGTTTGTAACAGAATTATATTTTGATTACATGGGGATAAATGACAATGGAACTGATAAAGAAACTAAGAAAACAAAGAGTAAAACTGAAAAAAACTAGCTGACCAGTCAAGTCCTTACACAATGGATTTTGACTGGCTTTTTTATATTAGTAAAGTTCATTTAAATTATTCTAAACTAGAATTTATGGAATCAACTCATGCTGAAATATATAAAATGTGGATGAGTCACATGAAATTTAATGGTTGGGAAATTGATGAAAAAGACAGTGAGAATAAAACCAATAAAGAAAAGAAGGTTTATATAGATGAAATACCATTTTTGTAGGAAGGGGGGAAACTAATGGCAGACTTAGAAAAACGGATAACGGCTAAAATGGTACTTGATGATACTGGATATAATTCTAGTATTAACGGTATAAATAGTAGCTTAAAACAGACACAAAGTGAATTTAAACTAGCTAGCGAAGGACTAAAGACTTTTGGAGCAACTAGTAATAATTTAAAATCTGCTCAAGATGCATTGGCTAAGCAGTTTGATTTACAATCCCAAAAAGTTGATACATATAGAACTGCAATGGAAAAAGCTAACCAAAAGATGAATGATAATATCAAGGAAAGAGACAAATTAAAAGCTAGCTTAGATAGTGCTAATACAAAATATCAACAAGCTATTAGTTTATATGGAAAAGAAAGCACAGAAGCACAAAAAGCTAAACAGACAGTTGAGCAACTTACAACAGAATATAACAAAAAAGCAAAAGCAGTTGAGTCGAATGCTAAACAAATTCAAAATTATCAAACTAACATGAATAAAGCCAATACTGAGATGATAAAAACTCAAGGTGAATTAAAAAAAATAAATACAGCGTTAACTGATAACGGAAATAAATGGACAAAAGCTAGTGATGCTATAAAAAAAGCATCAAGTGGAATAAGTGGAATTGGAGATAAATTTAAAAGTGTTGGAGAAGGTATTGCTAAAAGTGGTGCAATAGTTGCAGTTACTTTTGGGGCAATTGGTGCAGGAAGTCTTAAAGCATATGAAGACGTTAAAACTGGTACTAATCAAATCGCAAGGTTAACAGGAGCTACAGGAAAACAATTCGAAGACTTAAAACAAGTTTATGAAGATACAGCTAGAGATAGTGCTTCAAGTTTCGAAGATATAGGAATAGCAGTTGGTTCTGTTAGTCAAAGGCTAGATTTAACAGGAGACTCATTGAAACAAGCTAGTTTGGATTTTATGAAGTTTGCTAAAGTAAATAATGTGGATGTTACACAAAGTGTTGCTTTGGTTAGCAGAGCTATGGGAGATGCAGGAATTAAGACAGATGAATATAAACAATTATTAGATTTGCTTACAACTGCATCTCAACATAGTGGTATCCAAATGAGTGTATTAACTGATAATTTAGCTAAATATGGTGCACCCATGAGAGCTTTAGGATTTGATACTAAACAAACTATCGCATTATTTAGTGGGTGGGAAAAAGCTGGTGTAAATACAGAATTAGCATTTGGTGGAATGAAAAAAGCAATTAGTAATTGGGGTAAAGAAGGAAAAGATAGCTCAGTAGAGTTTAAAAAAGTACTTAAAGATATAGCTGATACTCCAACTTTAGCTGAAGCAACCACAAAAGCAATAGGCATATTTGGTCAAAAAGCTGGACCTGATTTAGCAGATGCAATTAAAGGTGGTAGATTCGCTTATGAAGATTTTTTGGCAATATTAGATAAAAGCGATGGGACTTTAGATGCTACAGCTAAAAATATGGGTGGATACTCAGCCGAAATGAAAAAAGCATGGCATTCTGTAACGCTTGCAACATCGGAATTAGGTGAATCTATAGCAAAAGAATTAGCACCTATAATGAAAAATACTGCTCAGACAGTTAAAGATTTTACTAAAAGATGGGACAGTCTTAGTGATAGTACAAAACAATCCATAGCAAAATTTGGATTAACTACAATTGCTATTGGTGGAATTACAGCTACTATAGGAACTGCAATGATGGGGATAGGTGGATTTGTAAAAGGATTAGGTAGCATTGTAGGAATAGGCGGAAAACTTGTTGGTATGCTTGGTACTGTAACAGTGGCAATCGAAGGGGTAGCAACAGCAGGATCGGTAGCAGGTGGAGTTGGAGGTGCAACAGGGTTTGGTGCGTTAACAACAGGACTTGGTGGTGCAGTTGTAGCTTGTGCACCTTATATTGCGATTGCTGGTGCAGTAGCTTTAGCTGGATATGGAATATATAAAGGATTAACTCAAGAGGTTGTTCCTAGTGTTGATTTATTTGCAGATAAAGTTGAATATGCAAGCGAAACCGTGCAAACAGAATACGGAACTATGACACAAACTGTTGCAACTGGAACTGTCAAGATTGCTGATTCTACTAAACAAGCAGTAAAAAGTTATCTCGATTTAGATACAAATGCTAAAGGTTATCTTCAGGATTTGTATATAAATGGGCAAACTATTACAGGTCAGATTGCAACTGATTCTAAAACTAAATTTGATGATATGAAAAATAGTATTGTACAAGGTTATGAAACTCAAAAAACTGATAGTTTATCAAAATTACAGGAATTATTTACAGAACAAAATACTATTACAAGTACAGAACAGGCTGAAATTATTAAAAAGACTACAGATTTTTACACTAGCAAACAGACTCAAACTCAAACGTATGAGGATCAAATAAATGCAATAATTCAAACTGCAAGTGAAAAAAAGAGACAATTAACAAGTGAAGAAGTTACTACAATAAGTGATTTACAAAATAAAATGAGAGAAAATGCGATAAATTCACTTTCAAAAAATGAAGTTGAAGCTTCTGTAATTTTGCAACGTATGAAAGATTATGATGGTAGAATTACTGCTGAACAAGCATCTGAACATATAAAGAAATTAAATGAAAGTAGAGATGGAGCTGTTCAATCGGTTAATGATGAATATGATAAAAATATTGCTACAATTACAAAAATGAGAGATGAATCAGGTTCAATTACAACAGAGCAAGCAGATAAAATGATTGCTGAAGCAAAAAGACAACGTGATGAGGTAGTACAACATGCAGAAGATACTAGAACAAATGCAGTTGACAAAATAAAAAGTATGAATACGGATATAGGAAATAATGTAGATACTACAACTGGTAAAATATTAACCTTGTGGGATAAACTTAAAAATTGGTGGAATAGTTGGCAACCACAATCTAAAACAGTAGAAGTACACATGCCTTATGACACAAATAACAATAAAAGCACAATGAACAATGGAACAATTTGGGGAACAAAAGAAAACTGGACGGGAAATCAAAGTTATGAGGGAGGATTTACAACACTTCACGAAAGAGGCTATGAACTATATGATTTACCTCAAAAAACAAGAATTTGGAATCATGATGCTAGTGAAGATTTAGTATTAAAAACTGCTGAAAGTGTTGCGACTAAAGTTGCTAATAATATGCTTCAAAATTCTAATGGAGGTAGTTCTCAACCAATTAAAATTGAAATTCCTGTAATATTGGATGGTAAAGAAATAGCTAGAGTAACTACACCATATATTTCTAATAATATGGCATTTAATTCAAGTAGAAAGGGGTGGTAAAATGTCTTTTATATTTTATAATAATTTAAGTAATGAACAATTTGATATGCAAATAGAAAATATTCCATCAGTTCCTGCTACTAATATTATATATGAAACAATACCTATTAACGGTGGAGAAAATTTAACTAAGGTAAAGGGAGTTACCGATATAGATATTAGTTTTGATTTTGTATATAAAGCTACAGCAGATGAATATTTAATAAAAAAAGCTACAATTGATAATTGGTTATTAAGTGCAACATATAAGGAACTTTTTTATAGCTTAGATGAAAATAAAACTTATAAAGTTAAGCAAGTAAAAATAAGTGAAACCAAGACTACAAGTAGAAGTGTAAGACGTTTTACCGCAACTTTTACTTGTAATGGATTGAAATACTTAACAAGTGGATTAAAGGCAAAAATTATAACAATAAGTGGAACAATACTTAATAATTTTGGTACATATAAAGCATTACCATTGCTAAAAATTTATGGTACAGGAAATATAACAATAAACATAAATGATAAAAGTTTTACTATTAAAAATGTTAGTGATTATGTAGTTATAGATGGTGAAGTAAAGGAATGTTATAAAGATAATATTAATTTTGGTAGAAATATGACTGGAGAGTATCCAGTCTTTTCTATTGGGAAGAATGTTGTAAGTTGGAGTGGAAATGCAACTAAATTAGAGATTACTCCTAGATGGAGGTGTTATTAATGATTAGAGTGTTTAAAAGCACTGAAACAGATTTTTCTCATAATGAAACTGTATTAAGCGAAATTATTTCTTGTAAAGTAACAGAGGAAATAAATGCAGATTATATTGTAGAACTTGAATATCCAATTGAAGATACTAAAGGCATTTCGAGTTCTTTGAGTGTTGCTTCCACAATTAGCGTTCCGACAATAGATTCTAGGAATAATCAATTATTTAGAATTATAGAAAAGGAAAGTACATCAAGTTCTATTATTGTACAAGCACAGGCAAAATTACTAGCTGATTTAAAAACTAATAGAATAAAAGCTTTAACTATAACAGGAAAAACAAGAAAAGAAGCTATAACAGAAGTTTTACATAATGCTTTAGAAAGCCATGATTATACTGTGGGTAATACAGATACAAATGTAAATACAAGTATTATAGTAAGTGCTAAAGAAGGAAACTTATTAACTGGAATTATAGGTGATGAAAATAGTGTTCTAGCTGAATATGGCGGAGAGTTTATAGTTGATAATGACACTATAGAAATGGTAGACCAAAGAGGAGAAGATAATGGTGTTGTAATTGAATATGGTAAGAATTTAAGTAGTATAAAGGAAACTATTAATCTCACAGATTTAACAACAGTTTTAATCCCTAAATCTGGTAATTATAGACTTCCAGAATATTATATTGAATCTCAAAATGTTGGGGCTTATGAAAAAAGATATTATCAAGATGTCGATTTGAATTTAAATATTTGGGATGGAACTGGTACTCAAGGAGATAGTCAAATTACAGAAGATGAAGCGTATGTGCTGATGCGAGAAGCTTGTAATAAGATGTTTACTGAGGATAAAGTTGACCAAATCACATTTAATTATACAGTGGATTTTATAGAACTTAGTAAAACTGAAGAATATAAAGATTATAAGATTTTAGAAACAGTAAGTTTAGGAGACACAGTTTATATTAAACATAAAAAATTAAATTTAAACTTAGAAGGTAGAGTTAATAAAATAATTTATAGAGTAGATAGTGAAGGAATAACAACAATAGATACTGTTGAAATTGGATTCACTAAGCAAGATATTACAGATATTATAGGTAACACTGTTAAGTCTATACAATTTGCAAAAGAAGAAATTAATCTATCAATAACCAATACAGCAAAACATATTGTATCAGCTTTTTCCATTGCAGATGATACCATTAAACAAAGCGTAACAGATTTAGATAATAAGACAGGTTCAGCCTTAAGTCTACAAGCGACAAAAATATCAGCAATAGTTGAAAGCAATGATGGTGGTATGACTTGGGTATTAAAAGATGATGCATTTATTGTAGCGTGTACCAGTGCAAGTGATTCTAATGTAACTATTAATTTAGAAGGATTAATAGTAAACAATGGTAAGATACTTGTTAAAAACAGCAATGGAGATACAGTATTTAAAGTTAACACTAACGGAAAATGTACAGCAGTTAAAGGCTTTGTCGTTGAGGATGGTGAAGGAGAGTGCTGTTATATAACAACAGATGGAGTGAAAATAACTAATTCAGATGGTTATACGGGCATATTGCAAGCACATCCAACCAAAACAGGTTTATATATCCCAGACGATTTATTTATTGGTAAAGATTTGAGAATAACACAAGATTTAACGGTAACTGGATATGTTGAAATAGGTGATTATGCATATGTAGATAAAGATTTAGATATAGGTGGAACATTGACAGTAGGCGGAAATACATTAAGAGAAATAATTGATGCAAGAATAAAAGCATTAACATAGGGAAGGGTGATTAAATGAGTGATATACATATTTTAGAAACAGATTTAGACTTAAAACAAAATTTAAACATATATACAATTTCCAAGCAATTAGATACATTGCATTTAGTTTTTAATGTTTATGATGATGGATTACAAGCAGATTTAACTAATTATAATGTTAGATTAAAAGCATTGAAATCTGATAAAGTTCCACTAATTCAAGATACTGATATTACAGTAGTTAGCAATGTGGTAAAAATAATTGGAGATGAACAATTAACAACTACGTCTGGAAATACTCTAATAGAACTAGAGTTTATTAATAAAACTACAGGAGAAAAGAAAGCGACTTTTAATTTAAATTTAAAAGTTGTGTCTGGTGTGCTTGAAGTTAATAGAACAATTAGTACAGCTACTTATACATTACTTCAAGAATTAGAAAATAAACTAGACCAAGCAAGTGACTTTTTTGAACATATTGATGAAGCTATAATAGCAAACACTAATTTAACAGATAATATAGAAATAGGAACTCCATTGAATATTAATTTAGAGTCCAATTTAGCAGTAGCAACTCCATTAAATAGCAATTTAGAATCTAATATAGAAACAGTGAATCAATTAACAAGTGAAATTAATGAAGCTAATATTTTAGCAACCTCCAATATAGAAGCTATGGGAAGTTTCGGCGATGTTAGTGTAATAGCACAAACGGTAGCAGAGCATACTACAGAATTGTCAGAAATTGTTCAGGAACAAACAACCCAAAATACAAATATAGGTTTAAAAGCTAATAGCACTGATTTAGAAACTACGAATGAAAATTTAACAAGTGGATTAGCATTAAAAAGAGATAAAACTACATTAATAACTACTAATGATATAGACAAATCTACTGATGCAAATAAAATACATTTATTAGATTTAGCCGAAGAAGTTCAAAGTGCGATGGCTGGAACAACATCTGTTATTGCAACTGTAGCAGATGGAAGTGTAACAACTGAAAAGTATGCAGATAACTCTATTACAGATAGCAAAGTAGCTAATGGTATAAGTATATCAAAAATGAAAAGAATAATAGATAATACTGATAATCGCATAGCCTATAACGGAATATGGTTAATCGACAATAAAACATATTATAGTGCTGGTAGTGCAAGTTATTCAAATAGAACAAATGATTATGTTGAATATATCTTTGAAGGAACTGGCGTTAATATATTTAGTGCTAAAACGCAAGATAGTGGAATAATCGAAATATTCTTAGATAATGTTAGTCAAGGAATTTTCGATATGTATTCATCAAGTGCATTATTTAAACAAAAAATATTATCGATTAGTAATTTGGTTTATGAACTGCACGCATTGAAAATAATTATAAAAAGTACTAAAAATTCAAGTTCTATTGATACAACATTTTATTTAGATTATTTTGAAGTATACGGTGAAAAGTTAGCGTATCAACAAGATATGGAAGTAATAAAAAGTATAATTGGTTTTGATGAAACTGCTATAGTAGATGATTCAGATAATAATATTTCATATATTGGAACATGGGACAGTAGTTTTCATAGTTTAGAATATTATAATAGTACACGACATATATCAAATAAAACAAATGATTATATGGAATATTCTTTTGAAGGAACAGGTATTAATATATTTGGACATGCTGGAATAGATTGTGGTATAGCAGAAATATTTATTGATGAAGTTAGCCAAGGGATTATTGATGCTTATTTTCCAAGTGCAAAAGATAAACAACTACTATTTTCAATAACAAATCTAACGTACGGCTTACACTCGTTAAAAATAGTAGTTACAGGAACAAAGAATGCAAGTGCTACAGATTACTATTTTGTATTGGATTACTTTGAAATATTAAATCCTAAACTAGGCTCCAATAGTGGGATTGGTTTATCACTCGCTAGAATAGGACTTACACCATCAACGATTATAGATAATATAGAAAATGATATAATTTATAATGGAACATGGATGCTTGAAAATAATGTTGGTTATTATAATGGTAGTGCTAGTTACTCAAAAGCAAATTATATGGAATATACATTTGAAGGAACAGGAATTAATGTTTACTCAGTCAAAAGAGGTGATTGTGGAATAGTAGAAATATTTCTAGATGGGATTACACAAGGAACTTTTGATATGTATAATGCTACTCGATCATTTCAAGAAAAAATATTTTCAAGAAAAAATTTAACATATGGAACACATACAATAAAGATATTAATCAAAGGTACTAAAAATGCAAGTGCTCAAGACTATTGGTTTATCTTTGATTATTTTGAAATAATAAATGCTAAATTAAATACCGATAATAATTTTATTCTAAATGCTCAATTATTTGGAGCAAAACATGATGGAGTTACAGATGCTATACAGAGTGTAATAAATGCGTCTGCATTAACTGGTAGAAGGATTTTCTTTCCAACTGGTACTTATTTAATTAATGGTCAACTTACTATTCCTAATTATTATGGTAGACAAAAGCCAGTTCATTTTATTGGTGATGGTGCTTATATGGATGGGCAAGGACTTGGGATTAACGGTGGAACTGTTTTTGATATGAGATATTCGGGAGTTGCTAAACTTCTTACTTTGGGCGTAGGACTATTAGAAATAGAAGGAATAACATTTACAGACGGAGGAGGCAGTAGTACACCATTTATTTATACTACTTACACCACATTACGTATTCATGGAAATTCATTTATTGGTTCGAAAGATGGTATTTTGTGTGATCAAGATGCTATTATTTTAGGTGGAACACAAGAAGTAGAAGTACGTAATCAAGTATCATCAGATTATGGGTTTCAAGGTTATGGAACTATAATAAAAGATAACTATTTTAATCACATTAGAAGAGCAGTGTACGGTAGAGTATTTGCAAATGCTGTTGTTGTTCAAAATAATACTATATGGGGTGGAAGTGGTTCAAATTTAGCAGATGGTGCTTGTATTGAATTCGATGATTGTGCTGCAAATCCAGTTCAATATGACGCTGGAGGAAAAATTTCTGGAAACTTAATAGAAATGACTAATTACCCTTATGGTGTAAAATTACTTAATGCTGGTTTCTTCGCACTATTAGCTAATAATCTTTATGATGCTGGAAGTGGAAATACAGCAATAGCAGGAGTATACTTCGGAACATTAAGCAAATTTAATTATTTACTTGTAGGGTTTAGTTCATATGAATATGGTAATATGGCTGAATACGAAGATCATTCAGATGGAACAAACATGATAGTAAGCCCATTAACAGGAATTAAAACTAATGCCAATATACAAAGTAGTGGATATATTTGTAAAACTCCAGATGGTACTAAAAAATATAAACTTAGTGTTGATAATACAGGAGCAATTATTTCAACATTAGTTACGCAATAGGAGAATTGAGGAATGAATAATTAAAAATATAAGCAATGATTAAGGACTTTTAATAGTCTTTTTTTCTTGATTAATTTTAGTGGTTTAAGATATATTAAATATTTATATGTAAAAATTTACTAATATTCTTATATATAAAAGAATTTGTATTACGGTTTATGTTGGATTTTATTGGTATTACGATTAAAATAATGATATAGAAAGAACGCGCGTTCATTTATTATTATATAAATAAGGGAGAAATGATAAATGAAAAAATTTTCTAAAATATTATTTTTTATGTTTTTATGTTTGTTTTCGATTGGATTCGGAGATAAGGCTTTTGCTTCAGAAATTACTTGGAATCCAAGGGATCAACAAAATGTTTTATTAAGCAATAATAATTTAACAGTAGATTTTAATAGCGTTAATGGTAATGGATATGCAAAGGCAAGTAATGGAATGACCTCTGGTAAAAAATACTTTGAGGTAAAAGTAGACAGTATGCAAGCCTTGTTGTTAACTATTGGAGCAACATATGCAACTAGTAGTTATTCATATTCTACTCCTGTAGGTTATTATTACCAAGGTTATACTTATCCATCTGGAACGAATACAGCAAAACCATATACTACAAATGACGTAATAGGTGTAGCAATAGATTTAGATTCTGCTACAAAAACAGTTTCATTTTATTTGAATGGTACATTTGTTGCAACTGAAAATATACCTAGTTATACAGGTCAAACTATATATCCATTCGTCAATGAATATTTAAAGTATTCTGGAGGAGGAGTAATAACTGCTAATTTTGGGGCAACTGCATTTAAATATTCTATACCTACTGGTTTTTCGGCATATAATAGTCAATTGGCTTCAAATATTTCATTAAATAAAACTACTGACAATATACAAGTAGGACAAACAGATACTATAGTTGCAACAACTATACCTTCAGGTGTTACAGTAAATTGGGCATCTAGTGATTCTTCAATTGCTACAGTTGATCAAACTGGTAAAGTTACTGCAATAAAAGCGGGACAAGCAACAATAACTGCAACTACAACAGATGGAAGTAATTTAAATGCTACATGCACAGTAACAGTAACTAATCCAGTTTTACAAGAAATAACATTAAACAAGATATCTGATTCACTAATTATAGGACAGACGGATAATCTAGTTGCAACAACAACACCTACTGGAGTATCAATAACTTGGTCATCAAGTGATTCAAATATAGCTACAGTAGATTCATCCGGTAAAATTACAGCTATGAGTTCAGGACAAGCGACAATTACAGTAACAACTGCTGATGGTTTAACTTCAACATGTGTAGTAAATGTCGCCAATAAAACTGTACCAGTTGAGCCAGCACCAACAGAAAATGAGTATATAGTTAATACTGCTCGTGCAAAAGGTGATAACACCAATAATGCTAGTGGAGGAGTTTCCATTATATACAAAGGGGTAGCAGAAGTTCAATTGAGTGTTGTAAAAACAGCTGATGTACAATCGGTATTTGTAGGAGATAATTTTACATACACTTTAGTAGTTACTAACACTAGTTCACAAATAGCTAAAGCGGTAGTAATCAATGATAATGCTCCTAATCATATTCAATTTACAGTTAGTGGTGTAACAACTACTCAAGGTA